ATTGAATATCTAAAACTCAAGGAAGAAGATGCAAGATACGTATTACCAACGGTCGGAGGTTAGCAACTCAGACCTAACAGAACTAAAGAACCTTCTCTATCCCCGTACCCAATACGGGGATAAGGAGAACGCTTTCAAATTCGGCAGCCTAATCGATGCGATGATTACCGAACCGGAAAGGGTCAGGTATGATAAGCACATGGTAGACGATGTATTGTATTCCGGCAAGGATTGGGAACTGGCAGAAGCCATGAAGAAGTCCCTCCGCATGGAAGCCCGACACGATCCTTTCCTGGCCCAAGTGCTTGCTAAGGCGGAAACTCAACGATTCATGGTCAATAAGAACCAATGTTTCCAATATGGTAACTTCAAATACACGCTCGATACCCGGTGCAAATGGGACTGGTGGCTTCCGACCTACGGATTCGGGGGAGACCTGAAAAGCACTTTTGCCAGCACACAAAAACAATTCGATGAAGCTATTGACTTTTTCGATTGGGACCGTTCCCGCGCCTGGTATATGGATATCGCAGGCAGTCGGCAGGATTTCATCTATGGTATCTCCAAGAAAAATCAAAAAGTGTTCAAAGCATTCATTAAACGAGGCGATACGATTTACCAGAAAGGTAAAGAAAAGTACGAAGAACTTGCCTTTCGGTGGTGGATGCTGTTCAGTTGAAAATAAATAGGATATCCTTTTTTCGGAAGATATATTTTAAAGACAAACAGACATGAATTTAAACATCACACCCATAGATAAAATATCCAACGAGTTGGCAGCCATTGATTCCTATCTGAATATTACCATGAGTGAAGAAGTCCAAGAAGCTGTCCTACGTGGAAACGACCTTGCCGTCTATATCGCCCGAACCGGGAAGCTGTTAGCGGACGCTAAATATCACCTGAACGGGAAAAAGAAATCGGAAGTATTCGACACATTACGGGAAACCGCTTCACGGGCCGGAGCGACCTCAAAGGCCGTAAACGCTATCATCGACAGCCTGTGCAAGGATGAGCAATACCTAGTCGACTGGTGTGATAGATTGAACCGTACCGCGACCCACCAATTGGAATGGTGTCGCACGATAATTAGCAAGGCGAAAGCTGAAATGGCCTTAGCGCCTCAGAGTTATAACAATCCTAAATTTTAAAAGAACATGGAAGAATTAGTAAAAGAGCAACCCGTGTACGAGATCCAGAAAGTAAAGATCAAGAACAACCAGCTCACGGCGGAGTACACGGAAAAGTTCGTGGAAGCGAACTACAAGAACAACATCCTAAAGGAATCGGAGCAGTTTATCCACCCCGATCTACTGTATGCGTTGAACCGGCTTAAGCCACACGTAGTGAAAATCTGTGAGATGCACGAGGCTACATTGGTCAATGTCGCCAATCCTTCCGACGATGACTTGAACGAGAAGCTAAAGAATATCATCGTCACCGGATACAGTAAAGGCGGTAATGATGAATCAGCCGGCGTATCAATCCAAGCGCAAAAGCTCCTGAAAAGTGGGCAGATCCTTAACCTCTCCGTCCCGTTCACCAAATATGAGGACGAGTCCGGCGACGGGTACCTTTACGGAGCCGAGTTGAAAGAGGCTATCGGTAGATGTAGTTACGAGGTGGACGCTTACCTGTTCGAAGGTAAATATGGCATCAAGCAAGAATCCTTCGATTTCGATACCCCGGAGGAATCGGATATCACGGGCGAGAAGGAAGAGAAGCCAAAGAAACGGGGACGGAAGAAAAAAGAGCAGATCAAGGAGATCGCCGAGGAGGTGAAAGCCTTCGACGAGTTCGCCTAACCAATAATAAAAACAACCGTTATGCAAATCACTTTACAAAACACGGAAAAGGGACAATGCTACGCGGTAAGGTTTGACAGGTACCGCCAGCAGGTCGTTGACAAGCTAAAGACAGCCGTCAGTGTCCGCTGGTGGGACAAGTCTACCGGAGCGTGGATGATCCCAGCCAACAATAAGTGCAAGGCGGAGCTAGACCAGCTCACCTATTACGTGAGGCACTTCGAACCCGTCAACTGGGGAGGGAACGAGTCTAAGACCGACGAGGACATAGCCTATCAAATACCGGACATGCCCGAGTTGGACGAGGATCATGGCCTAAAGATACAACCTTACCCCTATCAACTGCAAGGAATCGCACGAGGCTTACAACTAAAACGGTTTATCAATGGGGACGACATGGGCCTCGGCAAGACATTAGAGAGCATCGCTACCATCAACAAAGCTGATGCTTTCCCCTGTCTCGTTATCTGCCCCAATACGGTCAAGATCAACTGGCAACGTGAATGGCACAAGTTCACGGACAAGAAAGCCATGGTATTGACCGATTCGGTACGAACCTCATGGCCATTCTTCTGGCAAACGGGCATGAACCATGTGTTCATCGTGAACTACGAGAGCCTACGGAAGTATTTCGTACGCCGAATCAACAAATCGGAGAAATGGACGCTGAAAGACGTAGAGTTCCATAATACGATCAAGTTGTTCAAGAGCGTGATCATTGACGAATCCCATAAGGTAAAATCAACGGCTACCCAGCAAAGCAAGTTTTGCAAGGGTATCACCGCCGGGAAAGAGTGGATCATCCTGTTGACCGGTACCCCTGTCGTAAACAAGCCCAACGACCTTATATGCCAACTCGCTATCATGGACCGGATGAACGATCTCGGAGGCTGGAAATATTTCACGAGCCGCTATTGCTCCGGGCCGCACGGGGCCTCGAACTTGAAAGAGCTCAATTTCATGCTCTGGAAGCATTGTTTCTTCCGGAGGGAAAAATCCAAGGTACTGACTCAATTACCCGACAAGGTACGGCAGATCGTGACCTGCGAGATCACCAACCGCAAGGAATACCAAGACGCCGAGCGTGACTTGGTGGATTATCTGAGACGATACAAGGAGGCCGACGATGAAAAGGTACAAAAATCGCTGAAAGGCGAGGTCATGGTACGAATAGGCATATTAAAGGACATAACGGCCCGGGGTAAGTTGAGAGAGGTGATCGATTTCGTGAAGGATTTTCGGGAGAACGGAAAGAAGATCATCCTCTTCTGCAACCTGCATGAGATCGTAGACCGGCTCCTACAGGCGTTTCCCTCGGCGGTGTGTGTCACCGGACGGCAAGATATGCAACAAAAGCAAGCGGCCATAGACGCTTTCCAACGGAATCCCAAGACGGACGTCATCATCTGCTCCATCAAGGCCGCGGCGGCGGGTATCACGTTGACAGCGTCAAGCAATGTCGCTTTTATCGAGCTACCGTGGACATACGCAGATTGCGACCAAGCCGAGAGCCGGGCGCATCGTATCGGCCAAAAGGACTCCGTGAATTGCTATTACCTGCTTGGCCGCAAGACCATCGACCAGAAACTCTACAGGATCATCGAGGAGAAAAAGCATATAAGCAACGCCGTGCTTGGAGCGGAGGACAATATACAAACAAACATCGTCGATATGATGGCCCGGATATTCGACGAGACCGAGGAGGAGGAATAATCATGGCAGAGGAATACATAGGGATCAACCGCTTGAAAGAACGGGAGGACGCTAATAAATATCCACGAAGGAAATGCGTAAGATGTATCCGTTATCCATGCTTATCCGGACAAGGAATAGG